ATCTTCTACAGCTTCTTCAGTTAATGAGAAGCCAAGAGCAATTGTTTCGTGGTTATAGCGTGCAGTCCAAGCTTCTTGACCGGCTTCATACTGAATTGCAGAACCCTCTGATTTAACTGCCGCTGCAGCAAAACCTGAAAGTTTTGTTTCTTCTTCAAATGAACGCTCAGAAGATTCGATTTCATAAATTTCTTTATGTTGTTCACCGTAGCGTGCGTACTCTAAACCGAATAACGCGTTAAGGCCCGGTAATAACTCTTTTAATAGCTGTGCTCTAGAAATTGCCATTTTTTATTGCTCCTTAAGCGCCGTAGTATGAATGGATACCGAAGTTAATTTTAACTAGTACTTCTGGGTACTGAGTAATAACTAAGGTTGCAGAAGCAGGAATGGTCACGCCTGAAGCCGCGTTCATAACAAGAGATGTTGCTCCAACAGCATAGTTAGCTGTTAAGAATGACCCTGTTTGTACTAATTGACCGTTAGGTGCAATGAAAGATACATCCGAACCAACAACTAACGCTGAAGTCAATGCAGGGACAGTAATAGTTGTTGTTGTTGTTGAAGTGCTAGGAACAGAAGTAATAACCGCTGTTTCAGGTACTAAGTCAACAATACGGTATGCTAGGCCTGTAGAGGGAGTTGCAGTAGGTGTAACAGCACCCACAGTAGAATTACCTGTGTTTACGTTAGCCGCAGCATCTGCACCAGCAACATTTAAGCCAACTAATGCTTGTGAACCTGAAGTAACTGTACCGCCTGCCGCAGACAACATAACTACTTTAAATACAGTATCTGGGTCATCAGTAACAACAGCTTCTGCATCACCAGCAAGTGTACCTGCAGGCCAATACTGAGAGAATAACTTTTGTTTAGTTGTTGGGTTAGTGTATGAACAACCCAAGAAAATACCAGTAATTTGTTTACCTGTAGTTGCTGCAGCAATAGTAGCTCTAGTAATAGTACCAGACGCAATTACAACAGGGTCACCATAACCGATATTAGTGTTGTATCCGTATTGAATAGGGATGTTACGAGTAGAACCCGCAAAAACTTGACCCCCGATTAGATTTACAGGTTTTAACCCGTAAGGGGCTTGTACTGTAGGATAAGCCATTTTAACTCCTAAAATAATTAATTAAGTACCTTTACCAAAGGTAACTTTAGAGCTTCTCTCTTTAAAGATAGGCATTCTTGAGTCACTTTGGCGCATTAAATTATTATCTACAGCTTCTGCTTGCTGGCTTGTAATGTTAGCAAAGTGTTGTGCACGCTGCTCCATAAACTCAGCTGGAATCTTGCAAAGTAATAATCCGCCTACTTCGATATTGTCTTTAAAACGACTATTCGGGTCGGCTAACAGTCTAAATTTAGGTTGTTCGCTCATTGTAACGGGTTCCCAGCCTTGTCTTAGATTTGACGCTAAGTTGCTTGGGTCACTGTTATTTAATGTTGCTACGCGAATCCATCTATATGCAAACCCAGCCTCTTTGTCAGGCTCAGGGAGCAATTCTGGTTGCATCCACTGCTTAGGACGCTCCACAAGTGCACGGGTTTCTAGTTCACGAGTTGTTCTTGCATTTGTATTATCTGCCATTTTGGTTCTCCAAGGCTAAAGCTGCTTTCGCATATTGTTCAGGGGTTAAGCCAAATTTCTTTGCTAAGTTGACCTGGCTCTGAGTTAACTTTATCTTTGTTGCTGATGTACTTCTCGAAGCAGGTGCGACTACGTTTGAGGGTTTGCCCTTACTTGGTTTTCTATCTTCGGTTTCACCAAAATACTCGTTAAAACGTCTACGCATTGTTTTGTCCAATACGTTGTAATATTCTTTAGAGCCTACTGGTACGCCTTCGTCTACAAGTTTTGCATGAAGTCCAAGAGCTGCGCTGGTCATTTCTTTGTCTTTACCAAACCACTCATTTCTTTCTTGCCAATCCAAAGCCTTCTCGTCAGGCCGTGGAACTTGCGGTTCCGCAGGGCGTTGTAGCCTTTCTTGCGCCTGTTGTACCTCATAATCAGGTGTTTGTAAAGCCCCTGTACGCATATTATGTGCTTGAGCCAATTTTAAGGTGGCCAACTGCATCTGCTCTTGAGCTTCTACTACACCATCGGCATCACCAATTTCATATGCGTCTTTGTAAGCACGCTTGGCTTCTTGCATCTCTTTCTGAGCTAAACTCTGTATATTATTAATATACTCTTTTTCACCATTACCCAAAACTTGGTTAACGCGTTGGTTTTCTTGAAGCAGTCGTTGCGCTAGTGCGACAGCCTCTCTGTGCTCACGTTGAGCCGCCTCTTTCTCTCTGCGCTCGTCATGATATACCTTACGCATTTGTTTAATGCGTTGTTGTGCTTTTGCATCGTAGGAGTCTAATTCGTCTTCTTCTAACTCATCTACAATGTGTTTAGGCATTGGTTCCCGACCACGGTCTTCTTCGGGAGTATCGTCTTCTATTTCAACCTCGATGTTATCGTCATTATCGTCTATTTCATCGGGGAATTTATATTCTGTTCTTTCAAAATCTGCCATAGTCTTGTCCTATTTGCGTGAAATGCCGCGTGGGTCGAGTACAACTGCTTCTACCGAATCATCATTGATAAGACGGAATTCTCTACCGTGAATAAGCAGGCGTGAGCCTGAGTTGGGGCGTACTAAGATAAAGTCGCCTTCTTTACACCATGCACCACTAGGGAATTTGTTTGTGTCTTTATAAGCTTCTGGACCTAATGAAACAACGAATAATACGGTCGTAAGTACTTCTTCATTGCGCATCGTGATATCAGCTTTGGCGATACCACCTTCGTATTCTTTGTCTGCTTCTGGGATAGCGCATAGGATTCTGTATCCTGATGGCATTGGGAGTTGCGTTGCTTTTTCTTCGTTAGTAGCCTCTGTTTCGTAGCTACCAACAACTTGTGGATTTTTGGGGTTTGACCCAATTAAAATCTTTGACATTTTGTTTCCTGTTTGTGGGATAAAAATACGCCGTCTTTCCGTGCTGTCATGATAGTAATCTCGGTATTCGCCGCTGTACTTTCAAGCGTTCCCAAGTCTCCTATTTCCGAGCGTCAGGCCATTACTGGTGCGCTATGCGCGTACTATCAAGCTACAGACACTGGTGTAACTAGTCAAATTATCTTACCGGACATGACAAATATCCAAAACCAATGCCTATACTTGATAGTGCTTGTCTTTCCAAGCTGTCATCGAACGATTTCTAAAAAACCCCGAAGCGAAAGGCCGTGTTATCTAATCTTCTAATTTATCCTTTATATCAAGTACATAACCGCGAGCTGTTTGAAGCCCTCGTATTTCACCGCACATCTGTTTATACGTTTCCATTGAGTCGATTCGCTCAGAACATACAGCGTCTTTAAGTTGCATAACTTTTTCATCAATGTGCTTAAGCACTACATCAAACGCGTCCATTATTCTTCACCTTTCTTAGGTTTCTTGGCGGATTGTTTTACCTCTCCCCCTTTAGCAAAAGCTTGTTCTTTTTGATGTTCGCGATTTACTTCAGCTTGGTGACCTTGGTGCGCTACATCGAGTATTTTATGATGTCTTTGATGGTCTCGCTCAAGAGCTTTTTGATAGGCTTCGTGAGCCATAGTTTCCGCTTTCTCTGTCTGTGCGCGTTCACGCTCAAGCATACCTTGATACGCTTGGTGAGCTAACCCCATTTCGGTTTCAGTCTTCTTAGCGGTAATTTGAGCCGCATCTTTTAGAGCCTGAACAGTTGTTTTGCGCTGCTGGTCTTCCTTCTTCATTGTCATATCAGCTGCGTTTTTAAGCGCTTCTACTTGCAGTTTCTTCTCATCGTGGGTCTGTTTACCTTTATCAAGTGACTGTTTGACGCCGAGCTGCGCTGCGTTTTTAAGTACATCAATCTCACGTTGCTTATCTGCTGTAGCTGATTGCGCTGCGATACGCTCACGGTCTACTTGAATCTGCTGCATCTTAACTTGAATCTCAGCTTGGTCTCTCTGCGCTTTATTCTGAATTTCTTGCGCTTTAAGTTGTAGCTCTTGCATCTGCATTTGAATAAGCGGGTCTTGAGCTTGCTGCTGCGCTTTTTGCTGCGCTGCTCCAGCTTGATTTTGTTGAAGTAGTTGTGTAGCCGCTTGTGCAAGTAATGGAGACAATGCCGCTTCTACTTCGGGGTCTTGCTTCATATCTTCGCCGTCATCATCCTCTTGTGGAGGCATCTGCATACCAAGCTGTACTTCAACATCCTTTCTATACTGGAACCCCAAATGCTCTGCTACGTGTGACATGACTGTCGCTTGAATCTGTGGAAGTAGCGGGTTTCCTTGCAGAGTACCCATAATCTTGGGGTCTTGCATCATCGCCATATGGACAGCAATGTGAGCATTGTGGTCTTGAGTTAAGAACGCTTTGACAGGTTTTAATCTAAGGATATTCTGATTCTCAGATACAGGGTCTACAGGGAACTTATCTTCTTCTAATGGAACCAGCTTTTGCGCATCCTTAATCCCCAAAGCATCAAGCATCTGGCGGTGAAGAATGGGCAGGTTGTAAAGTTGAGGTGCCCCTTGCGCAAGTTGAAGTACCGCTTGGTACTGTACGATTTTCTGAGCCATCGTAGACGCATTAGGGTCAGATACAGG